TTTGGGTGCCTATATGCCACTTGAGCGAAATGTATGAACTAGGCGATTTCCGCACAACTACAATAGCAGGCGTTCCTGTAATAGCAGTAAATACAACGGACGGTGTTCGTGCTCTTCGAGACACAGGCATTACACAGCCAGCAGGTACACTAAGTGGGCCTATAGATGGAACACAACTGCATTGCGAAGTAAAGCACGGACAAATGGTTTGGGTAACACTGGATCCAAATCCTACTCAGGATGTAGAACAGTGGACAGCAGGTGCATTTGATTGCATAGCAGATGCTATTGATACTGAAGAACTAGAAGTATTTCACTATCACAAAGCAATCATTGACACCAACTACAAGTTGTGGCATGATACTAATAGCGAGTTTTATCACGATTTCATGCACTACTTTAACAGAGTGAGCGGTTTTAACGATGAATATTTCGCTAGAAAAAATGTTCCTTTTGATAATGGTCATGTTAACGTCAGCAGCTTTACTGTTAACTATACTGAGTATGACGGCTTTGAGGATAGAGGGGAGTTATCTTTTCCCAATCTGCCGCCCAACCAGTGGTACATGGTCGACCTCTTCCCAGGCTATAACTTCAACTTACGGGGCAGTGCCTATCGTAGTGACACAGTAACTCCACTAGGTCCTAATCGAGTCTTAATCGAGTTCAGAGGTTATGGGCTGCGCATTGACACACCTGCTGAGAGACACACACGCATTAAACACCACAACAGTATCTGGGGTCCATTTGGACGCAATCTGCACGAAGACCTTATTGGCGTTGCAGGGCAAGGCACTACAATGCGTGAAGGTACAGAATCAAGAAACATTCTGCACGGAAGACATGAGAACTCTACTATACATGATGAAGTTGGTATGCGACACTACTATGGCAAATGGGGCGATTTCTTAGGTGTAAATCCAACAAGACCACTAGAGAACTTAACTTTGTAAATCTTTTTCCTACTACTGGATAAATATACAGTAAGTTAGGAGTTCTAATAATGCCGAAACAAAGTATTAATATTGGTAGTAGCGCCAATGACGGAACAGGCGATCCGTTACGCACTGCCTTTGACAAAATCAACGATAACTTTGATGAGCTGTATTTGTACAGTACTGCATCAAGTGGTAACAATGTAACTATCACAGGCAACACCGTTGCTAGTGATAACACCAACGGCAACATTATCCTAGATCCAAACGGCACTGGTCGTGTCGTATTAGCAACAGCAAGCGAACTTCGTTTTACAGACCATACAGACAATGCAGTGGCATTTGTTGACAGTGACGGTGATGTAAGTTTCAACGGCGAGTTTACATTTACTGAATCAACAGGCAGACTACAAGTTGGAGATGTATTTGTTGGTGGTACAAGAATCGGTACAGAGCGCAGTAACCAAGACCTAGTTATTGATCCTAGCGGTACTGGTCTTATTGACTACAACACAACTGCACAAACAACAGTAGGCGCGGCAGGTGGAGCAACTGCGCTACCAGCAACTCCAACTGGATACTTCCAACTAAAAGTTAACGGCACAGCATACGTTGTACCATACTACGCTGTAAGTTAAGGATAGACAATGGCAAAGGCAACCATTAATGTAGGTACTAATGCAGACGACGGCACAGGCGATTCACTTCGTGCCGCATTTGTAAAGGTAAACGACAACTTTACAGAAGTTTACGACGAACTTGGTGGTACTAGTCTAAGTAGACTTAGATTTGTTGATAACAAGATTATTGGAGATGTAAGCAACGAAAACGTTGTTATTGATCCCAATGGCACAGGCATTGTAAACATTCAAAGCGATGCTAGTGTAACTGGTGATCTTAGAGCTACTGGCGAAACTCGTGGTGCTACACTGCAAGTAGATGGTGCTGCAAACATTGATGGTAGTGCCGTAATAGATGGCACACTTAATGTAAATGCAGTAGCAAACACTACAAGTATTACTACAGCAACACTCATAGCAAGTGGCACAGCAACCTTTAATGGAAACGTTGACCTAGGTGACAGCAGTGCTGACACAGTAACTATTACAGGCAGATTAGACAGCAGTATTGTTCCCGACACTGATCAAACATATGATATTGGCGGTACTAGTCTGCGTTTTAAAGATATTTTTGTACAAGATGTTGATGCAGGTGCAGACATCACTGCCGGTGGTGACCGCATGCGTATTGTACAAAGCCACACACCTGCAAGCAGTATAGGCGTTAGCGGCGATACTGCAGGCGATTTTGCCTTTGACGGCAACTATATCTACTATGCAACAGCAGATTACGACGGTTCAGCAAACATTTGGAAGCGTGTTGCATGGAGCGGTGACACCTGGTAGGGTTGATAAATACTACATATAACGAGGAGTATATAGTATGTTGCCTCCAGTATGGGTTACACCACCTGGTGATCTAGGTACAGTCGTAGAAGGCGAGTTTTACCAAGTTCAACTAAACGCAGCCAATGCCACAAGTTACAAATACTTGAGTGGCGTATTGCCTGTTGGCATTAGAGTGACACGCAATGGTGTTGTAGAAGGCAATCCTAAGAACTATGATTATATCCAAGGTGTTCCTAAAGAAGTAGCACAAGATGTTACCAGTAAGTTTATTGTAAGAGCTGTAAGTGATGATGGCAGTGTAGCAGACCGTGTGTTTGAAATGACTGTCACAGGACAAGATGCTCCTGTGATTACTTCGGAACCTGCAAGTGATTTAGGTGCGTTTTTCGATGGCGATAAAGTTGATGTACAACTTACTGCTACAGACCCTGATCCGCAAGATACACTAACTTGGAAACTGCAAAGTGGCAACTTGCCTAGTGGATTAGAAGTTACAACCGATGGTAAGATTATTGGATACATTACTCCTTTTGAAGATGTAACAGGTACTCCTGGATTTGATGTCAATAACTTTGACATCGGAGAATGGGACTTTAGAACTAAAAGTGTAAACAAAACATATGACTTTATTGTAGCAGTCACAGATGGCAAAGACGTTGACTTAAAATCATATACACTGTTTGCTGCAAGTCGTAATGTTGTTACAGCAGACATGGACATACTCACAGTAGACAACTATGACGATCAAGAAACTAATACAGGATTAGGTCAACTTTTAGACGCAAGTGAAACAAATCTGCGTAGACCTGCCATGCTAACACAAGCAACAGAAATAGGCACTATTAAACACGACAACTATTTTAGTTACCAAGTACTTGGAAGGGACTTTGATGGAGATACATTAGAGTTTCAACTAGTTGGCGGTTTTGACAGTGCAGTAGATGGCTTTGATGATGTAAACTTTGATCAAGAATCTGCTAACTTACCAGACGGTCTGGTATTAGATCCTACCAGCGGTTGGATTAGCGGATACATTCCACAGCAAGCCAGTACTACTAAAAACTATACCTTTGGTATTTTCTGTCGCAAGCGTGATAACACTGAGTATGTAAGTCAAGATACTATTAGTTTCAGTGTCACAGTAGAAGGCGATATAGACAGTGTTGTTGGGTGGCCCAATGCTGACCTTGGTACTATAAGCACAGGTACACAAAGTCAACTTAGTATTTCAGCTAGTATTAGCGACGGCAGACCTGTACAGTATGAACTACAAGGTAATCTAGGATTTACACAAAACTTGCCACAAGGGTTAACACTTAACAGCAGTGGACTTATTGTAGGCAGAGTAAGTTTTGAAACATTAATGTTTGACACAGGACGTACAACGTTTGATATTGAAGATTTGTACACCAATGAAACAACATTTGAAAATATCTATACATTTACAGTAAGGGTATTCAGTGCAGATGGTGTTGTAGACACTTACAAGACATTTAGTATAAGACTAGTACTAGATAGCAAAAAGCCATATGAAAGTATTTTTGCTAGAGCGTTGCCTACACAAGCACAACGTGATATCTATGAAGCGTTTATTCAAAACAACGATGACATACCACAAGCAGATGTGTATCGTCCGGGTGATTATGCATTTGGTATTCAAACAGATATTCGTGCTGTGATTGCAGCTGGTCTAGCACCAAAGCCTGAAACAGATTACATAGAAGCAATGAGTAAAAACTTCTATAATAACATATTAAGATTTGGTGATTTTAAAACAGCAAGAGCCCTTAATGAAGATGGCACTGTGAAGTATGAAGTTGTCTACTTAGAACTTTTAGATAACAAACAAGGAATAAATCCTAGCACAGGGATGAGTGGTAGTCCTGTACTAAAACAAGATGTACGCAGTGATGTCACTACATGGAGTAATCCATTGCGTGTAAGTGAACCTGCTATAGATGTAAGTCATCAGCATTATTTGGTTTCACAAGCAAACGATTATTATGTGTATCCAAACAGTATTGAAAATATGCGCAGTAGACTTACCACAGACATTGGTTATCAAATACTAGAACGTAAAGTATTACCAGACTGGATGCAAGACAAACAAGAAGATAACACAGTGCTTGGGTGGATACTAGCAGCACCTATTGTTTACTGTAATCCAGGCACGGCGAAAAAGATCAAGTATAGACTTGAAGAACGTGTAAAAAACAGTACACTGGATATTAAAAAGATTAGTTTTGAGATTGACAGGTTTATACTAGACAATAACTTGAGCCGCTGGTTTGACAAAACAACAAACAAGTTTACAATCACACAAGAAACAACATTTGATGTTAGTGACGTAACAGAGTTTGATGGTGACGGTACAAGATTCTTTGCCAATGT